GCGGCTGAGCGGCGCGCAGACCGACCCGCTGACCGAGGGGCAGTCGCAGAGCGTGCGCAGCAAGAACGCGAATACCTACGAACAGTTCCGCAATCTGGGCCTGAGCCAGTACGGGACCGTCGCCAGCGGCGAGTGGATCGACATCATCCGCTTCCGCGATTGGCTCAAGGATCGAGTGCAGACCGGCGTGGTGGACGTGTTGGCCAAGGCCGACGGCAAGATCCCGTACACCAGTGCAGGCATCCAAGTCATCGTCACCGCCCTTCGAGCCGCGCTCGATGCGGGTGTCACTGCCGGCGGCATCGCGCCCAAGGAGACCGACGCCAGTGACAACGTCCTTGAGTCGTATCGGATCACCTATCCGGGCCTGGCAGAGATCGCAGACAGCGTGAAGTCGCAGCGCCTGCTGGAGGGCATCCGCTTCTCCGCCCGACTGGCTGGCGCCATCCACACGACCGAAATCACCGGCACTCTTTCTTACAGCATCTGAGGACCTCGCCCATGGGCGTCAAGACCTACGATTCCTCGCAGGTGATCATCACCTTCGGGCCGCACATCATCACCGGCGATGCCGAGGACACGTTCATCTCCGTTGAGGAGATGGGCGATGGCATCAGCTCAGTGGTGGGCGCCAACGGCGAAAAAGCCCGTTCGATGTCCCAGAACCGCTCGCTTCAGGTCACCCTGACCCTGCTGCAGACCAGCAAGAGCAACGACGTGCTGTCTGCAGCCGCCGAGTTCGACCGAGCATCGCACGGGCAGGGCGCGCTCCCGATGGCCATTACCGATCTGACCGGTCGCACGCTGATCGCGGACGCCAGCTCGTGGGTGGTGAAGAAGCCGAACTCGGAGTTCGGTGCAACCGTTGGCACCCGTGAGTGGACGCTCGAAACGTCCAACGCCGCGATCTACCACGTCGGAGGCGCACGCTGATGGCCCGCCAGGAAGTGGTGATCGGCACCACGACGTTCTACCTCCAGACCTTCGCGCCGCGCGACGCCCTCAGGATCTTCGGCGACCTCCAGAAAGAGCTGCTGCCCAGTCTGGGCGGCGTTCTTGCGGCCGTGGCAAGCCAGGATGAAGGCGACCTCAATCCCGACGCACTGCTCGCCGGGATCAAGTCGTTCTCGATCTCCCTGGACGGCAAGGCGCTCGATGCCTGGTGCGATCGCCTGATCGATCCGGAGCGGGTCGCCTTCGAAAGGAACGGCAAGGACGCTCGAAAGCTCTCCAAGGCCAACATGGATGAAGCCTTCGAGGACTTCGCCGAGATCCTGGAGCTGCTGTTCCACATCATCAAGCTGAACTTCGCAGGCCCTTTGGGGCGATGGCTCGGCCACTCTGGTCCGGGCCTGAAAGAGACGTTGGGCGGGTTGTTGGGCGGTTCCAGCCAGAGCTCGAGCGAGAGTTCCTGATCTTTCGCCCGGTCATGGCCGGGCACGTGACCATGACAGAGGTCAACCAAGGATCGGTTGACCTGATGGACCTCATCAAGATCAACGCCCTCATCGACGCCCGCGAGGCGGCCGAAGCCGCGGCATCCAAGACACCCGGGAAGTAGCCATGGCCCTGCGAGAACTTGTCACGCAGCTGAAGTACGAGCTGAAGGACGGCAACCTCAAGAAGTACGTGGAGGGCTACCGGACAGCCGAGAAGCAGATCAACGCGGTCGCCAAGGCCGCGACGACCAAGCTCAACGCGGCCTTGGGCAAGTCCAACGGCACCGCCGCAAAGCTCGACAAGTCGCTGCGTACTATGTCGCCCGCGATGCAGCAGCTTGCCCTGCAGGCTCGGATGCTCCAGAAGAACCTGGAGCAGAGCAACGCGCCTGTATCTCGAATTTTCCGGGGCTTCAGCCGCCTGCGGCATGAGGCCCGAGAGTTCGCCATCGGCCTGCGACAGGGTGCTCGGCAGGGGTACGGTGAGGTCCTGCGGCAAATGGATCGTGTCGAATCCAAGCAGCGCAGGATCAACCGGGAGGCACGCTCATCGCGGTCAAGGTCTTCGCGAGCGGGCTTTGATACTGGCTCTGTGGGAGGTGCTCTCCAAGGCCTATTCGCCCTGGTGAGTGGCAAGGCGCTGGCCGATGGATCGGACGAGTGGGCTGGTGCGGACGCCCGCATTGGATTGCAGACGCCCGACCAACGCACCCGCTCTAGATCTGTCGATTTTCTCTTCAGGACAGCACAGGACACCGGGCAACAGTATTCGTCGCTGGCCGACACATTCGTCTCGATGGCACGTGGCCGAGACGGAATGGGCATGTCCAACGACCAGACGCTGCAGCTGTCCAACACCATCAGCAAGCTGATGGCAATCGGCGGTGGCTCGGGCGCATCGCAGGACGCCGCGCTGACGCAGTTTGGCCAGGCGATGAACACTGGCGTCCTCCGTGGCGAGGAGCTGAACTCGATTCTCGAACAGGCACCCCGCTTGGCACAGGCGATTGCCGAAGCCTTGGGCACCAGCGTCGGCAAGCTCAAGGACCTTGGACAGGAGGGGAAGATCACCTCAAAGGCCATTGCTGACGGTCTTCTCAGTCAAACCCGGAAGGTGGACGCCGAGTTTGCACAGCTGCCGATGACGTTTTCTCGGTCGCTTACCCAGATCCGGAACAACTTCGTCCGGCGCGCCGGCGAGTTGAATCGGCAGTACGGCATTGCCGAGCGCTTCAACAAGGTGGCGCAGTTCGTCATCCAGCATATGGACAAGATCGGCGCGGCCCTGGCAGTGGTCGCGTCCAGCTTTGTCGCTGTGAAAGTATTCAGAGCACTGGCGCTGGTGGTTGGTGCATTGCAGCGATCGGGCAGGGTTGCCATTCTCTTCTTCGATCGTCTGGCCAGCGGGCGGGTCGCGCAGGCATTCGCCAAGCTGGGGACTGGTGGGCTGAGGCTGTTGAAGGTGCTGCGCGCTATTGGCATCGCCATCGGCGCTGCCGGTGCGCTCGGACTCGGTGTCTTCGCCGCGGTCGCCGCGCTCGTCGTCGCTGCCGGACTGCTGATCTACAAGTACTGGGCACCGATCAAGGCTTTCCTTGTCGGCTTCTGGCAGGGTTTCAGCGAATCTGCATCGCAGGCTTTCGACGAACTGGCAGTGGCACTCCGACCGCTTGGCCCGTACCTGGCGGCCGTCGTGGGGTGGCTCAAGGAGATGTGGACGTGGTTCCTCAACCTGATCGCTCCAGTCAACGCGACGCAGGAAGAGCTGGACCAGGCGACGGCATCCGGCAAGAAGTTCGGACAGGCGATGGTTGCCAACCTGCGGATGGTGATCGCCGTCATCGGCCTGCTCGTGCGCGGCATCGTCGTTGTGGGCCAGGTGATGGGCGCCGTCACCGGCGTCATTGGAGCGGCGTGGGACGCAATCATCAGCCGCTTCCGCAGCGGCTGGGCGGCTCTCACGGCCGCGATTCCAGGGGGGGCCTTGAATGGCGTCGGAGTCATGGGGCAGCTGGCCAATGGTGGCTCCCTGGCGAGTGTTGCCGCATCCAGCATGGTCTCCGCCGGGCGTGGTAGCCAGAGCGTTTCGAACACGACCAATGCGACCGTCAACGTCACGCCTCCCGCGGGTGGCAGTCCTGCTGCGTACGGCGCTGCCGCCCAGCGAGGGACCTCCAAGGCTCTGAGCAGCTTCCAGTATCAGCTTCCGACTGCGGTCGAAGCGTTCTAACCCGGTGCCGCGCTGGTGGTTCCCTCCCAGCGCGGCACCCACTACACAAGGCCAGATGGATCCTCATGGCAGACATGACCTTTTTCGACGGCTTCTCGTTCACCTGGGCGAGTGATGGTCCGGTTGCCACGCTCAGCCAGGAGGCGGTCAAGGTCGGGTGGAACTTCATTGGCCAGACGCCGCCGGCGGTGGAGCAGTTCAACGCCGTGCACCATCTGGACGGACAGCGCCAGCAGTGGCTGTTCGGTCAGCTCAAGGGCGTCACCGATGCGGCGGGGATGACGCTCGTACCGGACGATACCGGCACGCTGTGGGACGCCCTCTACTCGAAGTTCAACATCGGATTTACCCCGGTGCAGCAGGGCGGCGGCGCCGGACAGTCTTCGAACAAGGTGCATATCGGGTGGGGCGGGAGCGCCGGGCTGAAGGCACAGGTAGATGGGACGGACCTCGGTTCCTTCGTTTTTGCCAGTCGGCAGTTCACCGCGGGCGCCGGGCTCACCGGAGGCGGCACGTTCGGATCTGACCGCGTCATCAGCATGGGCACGCCCAGCACTATCACGACGAGCTCCTCGAACTCGGCGGGCGGGACAAGCCACAGTCACCAGCTGGACATCACGCTTGGTGACGTTCCCGGCACACTGCCTGTCTCCAAGGGTGGGACGGGCGCAACGGCGGCCGGGCAGGCGCGCGCGAACCTGGACATGGGCACCTTCTTGAAGCTGGCGGAACTGTCGCTGGCGGAGAATGGATTTGCACGGCTCGGTACAGATAACGGGCAGCAGGGCCTCATCCTTCAGTGGGGTCGATTTATCCCGGCTTCTGGCATGGCCGAAGGGCCGGGCCCGACCATCACGTTCCCGACCCCCTTCCCCGGCGCGTGCTTGACGGTGGTCACGTCGGAGCGAATCGCGGCGGGCAATGCCGGGATTGACGCTTTCCTGCAGATCGTTGGTCTCCCCTCGGCCACCCAGTTTCAAACCTACATCCAGAAACCAGGTGACGCCTCGGCCAACTGGTCTGGGATGTTCTGGTTCGCAATCGGGTACTGACCATGTCGCTTACCGCGTTGACGTTCAATTCGGTGTTCGGGACGCGCGCCGTCATCGGCACCCTGCAACTGGATGCGCTTGTGAGCGAGGACACCATCCTCGACAGCTATGCGACCGTCTACCCGGTCGAGGACGGCGGGACCATCACCGACAACGTCTCCAGCGACGCCGAGAAGCTCTCGCTCACAGGCCAGGTCACTTCGGCCGAGATCACGGTCTATGGCGCAGGCGGTTGGCAGAAGCTGATCCAGGCCAAGGACGTGTTCCGCCAGCTGCACGAAGCTCGGACGCCGATCAGCATCTCTACCGGCATGGACAACTACACCGATATGGTGATGGAGCGGTGCAGGATCGGACGATCAAACGAGGGGGATCACTTCACTGTCGAGTGCGACTTCCGGAAGATCCTCAAGGCGCAGTTGCAGACCGATACGGTTCCGGAAGACAAGGTGGCTGTAAGCGCCAAGGGAAAGGCTGGCTCTACCCGCACCAGCGGCGGAAAGGTCAATGCCGCAGACCTTAGCGAGAAGCAACAGCAGGCGGCTACCGACTACGTCAACGCCACGCTGGGCATCGGCCCGCGCGTGCGTTCCCCGGGGGTGATGTGATGTTCAGCATTCCCACGATCGACGCAAACGACCAGCTGCTGGAGGTTGAGCTGGACGGTGAGACCTTCATCGTTCGCTTGAGCTGGAACAGCGAGGCCACGTTCTGGGTCATGGAGATCCAGAACTACAACCAGGAGACGCTGGTGGCCG